TAATGTTTGGACAATATTTTTATAACGAAAGTATGAGAAAGATGACCGTTGCTTTTGGTCAACTTTTTAATAATATAGTAGTTAAGAGAAAAGATAGTAATGGTAATATTACTCAATCTATCAAAGTACCTTTAGCATATGCACCAAAAGAAAAGTTTTTAGTCAGATTAGATCAACAACCTAGTTTAGATGATAGAGAATTTGCTATAACTTTACCTCGTATGGGTTTTGAAATCACAGGTATTAATTATGACTCAAGTAGAAAATTAACAAGAGTGCAAAAATTTAAACATATTAAAACTGGTACAGATGGTAAAATATTAAATTATAATTATACACCAGTACCTTATAACTTAACGTATTCTTTATATGTATTTACAGCAACTGCTGAATCAGGTCTACAAATTGTAGAACAAATTTTACCATTCTTTCAACCTGATTATACAGTTACAGTAAATGTAATACCAGAATTAAATATTAAAAGAGATGTGCCTATTGTATTAAATAATATTACTTATGATGATAGTTATTCAGGTGATTTTACAACAAGACGAGCTGTTATCTATACTTTAAGTTTTACAGCTAAAACATACTTATTTGGTCCTGCTAAAACACAAAAAGTTATCAAACAAACTCAATCAGATTTATATAGTGATACTGATACAGTAAATAAAGCAAGAGAAGAAAGAATAATAATAACACCAAATCCAACTTCAGCGGATGCAGATGATGATTTTGGATTTACAACTACTATTAGTTTTTTTGCTGATGGTAAAAAATATGACGTGAGTAAAGATGAGGATAATTAATAATGTCAAAATTAGAAGAAAGAGTCAATGAAATTTTAGGTTTAGATCAACCTAAAGAACCTGTGCCAAATAAAGAATTTCAAGCGCCTGTTCCTCGAAAAGAAGATAAAAAGAAAACAGACGTTGATAATGATTATGAACATAGTAGGGAAAACTATTATAACTTAATCGAAAAAGGACAAGAAGCAATAGAAGGCATATTGGATATTGCAAAAGAAGGACAACATCCAAGAGCATATGAAGTTGCAGGTCAATTAATTGGTCAAGTTGCAAGTACAGTAGATAAACTACAAGATTTGCAAAAGAAACTAAAAGACCTAAAAGAAGTACCTAAAAGTGCTAATGCGAATATTAAGAATGCTCTTTTTGTAGGATCAACAGCTGAACTACAAAAAATGTTGAAAGGAAATGATGAAAGTACTAAAAGCAAAGACATTACACCCCCAAAAGACAATATTTCCAATTAAAGCTTTAACTTTTGTACAACATGGTCTAGCATTAAAAGAGATCATGGATGGCGAAGAGATGAATGATCCTGTAGAGGTTGAAAGAAGAATTATAAGTAATAGTCCTAGATTAGGTGCTAATGGTGCACCATATATAGAAAAAGAGTTTGTTGTGTTAAGAGGTAGTCGTAGAATTACAGCTGCATTGAAAAGAGGTTTTACACATATTGAAGGAGTAATAGTGAATGATGTATAAAGAATATGAATTAGATGAAAGTACATTTATGGGTGCATGGTATATGCCAGAGGATATTTGTGATGATATATTAGATACTTTTAAAAAAAATAAACATATGTGGTCTAAAGGTGCTGTATTAGAAGTATCAGAGGAAGAAGGCGTAGGTCAATCAGACACAAAGATAAAAGACAGCTTTGATATTGGTATTCTTGCAAAAGAAAATTGGTACCCATTTAACAAATACAAAGAACATTTAAATAACATATTTAAATTATATAACGAAAAATATGAACCAACACAAGGTTTAGAAGAGTTTGGTATTATAGAAAATTATAATATACAATATTATCCACCGGGTGGTGGTTTTAAAAAATGGCATTCAGAAAGAACAAATGCCGTATCAGTAAATAGAGAATTTGTTTTTATGACTTATTTAAATGATGTACCTGCTGGTGGCACAGAATTTGCCTATCAAAAATTAACGACACCTGCTGAAAAAGGATTGACATTGATATGGCCTGCAGCTTGGACACATACACATAAAGGCGCTTTAGTGTTAAAAGAAAAATATATAGTAACAGGTTGGGTAGGTTATATCGAACCTAAATTAGTAGATTTTTATATGAACAATTATGGTAGAGGGAGAAGTGGTGAGTAACCAAGACGCATACTTAGGCAATCCAAATTTAAAAAAGGTTAACACACCTGTTGAGTTCACACAAGAACAAATACTTGAATATAAAAAGTGTGAAAAAGATCCTATTTATTTTATGGAAAACTATGTTCAAGTTGTATCACTTGACGAAGGACTGGTGCCTTTTAAAATGTATGGTTTTCAAAAAAAGATAGTTAAAACTATTCATAAAAATAGATTTACAATTTGTAAACTTCCAAGACAATCAGGTAAATCTACTACCACTATTTCATATTTATTGCATTATGCATTATTTAATCCAAACTCAAACATTGCCTTACTTGCAAACAAAAGTTCAACTGCTAGAGATATTTTAGGTCGATTACAACTTGCATATGAAAACTTACCAAAATGGTTACAACAAGGTATTATAAACTGGAATAAAGGTAATATTGAATTAGAAAATAAATCTACCATTGTGGCAGCTGCAACATCATCATCTGCTATTCGAGGAGGTTCTTATAATATAATTTTCCTTGATGAGTTTGCTTTCGTACCTGCCAATATTGCCGAATCATTTTTTAGTTCCGTTTATCCTACAATCTCATCTGGTAAAAATACAAAAATGATTATTGTATCTACACCACATGGAATGAATATGTATTACAAATTATGGACAGACGCAATCAATAAACAAAATGATTATGTGCCGATTGAAGTACATTGGAGTGAAGTACCTGGTAGAGATGAAGAATGGAAAGAAACTACAATACGAAATACAAGTGCTGAACAATTCCAACAAGAGTTTGAATGTGAGTTCTTAGGTTCGGTTGATACATTAATTTCTCCTGCAAAAATTAAAGTTACACCATACATAAATGCCATTGAAAGTAAAAATGGTTTAAAGATGTTTAAAAAACCTGATAAAAATAAATTATATGTTTGTACTGTTGACGTTGCCAGAGGTACAGAAAAAGATTATTCAGCATTTATTATATTTGATTGTACAAAGATTCCATATGAAGTTGTATGTACATATAAAAATAATGAAATTAAACCTCATGTCTTTCCTAGTATTATAGAACAAGTTTGTAAAGGTTATAATCATGCACATGTGCTTTGTGAAGTAAACGATTTAGGTCAACAAATTGCCGATACGTTACATATGGAATTAGAATATGATAATATCTTAATGACAACACAAAGAGGTAGAGCTGGCCAGATATTAGGTGCAATGTTTAGTGGTAGAGGTACATCATTAGGTGTACGTATGACCAAACAAATTAAGAAGATAGGATGTGCTGGTATTAAGACATTAGTTGAAGCAGATAAAACTATTATAAATGACTTTCAGATTATAGAAGAAATGTCAACATTTAGTAGGCGTGGAAACTCTTGGAGCGCTGAGGAAGGGTGTAATGATGATCTTATGATGTGTTTAGTCATATTTGCATGGCTGACAAACCAACAGTATTTTAAAGAGTTATCTAATAGTAATATAAGAAGTCAATTATATGAAGAACAACAAAATCTAATAGAACAAGATATGGCACCTTTTGGTTTTGTTGATGACGGTACACCTGATGAAGAAAAAGAAATAGTTGATGAATATGGTACTGTTTGGCATCCTGTAGTAAGAAAAGGATATTAGCCGGTGTAGCTCAGTTGGTAGAGCAGCTGATTTGTAATCAGCATGTCGGGAGTTCGAATCTTCTCGCCGGCACCAGATTATGGGGGCTTAACGCCCCCACATTTAATTAAAACTTAACAGACATACCAGCTGCTGGAGTTACATCCTCTGAATCAAGGTTGTAACCGGCTTCGATATACCAGTCTAGTGATTTCCAAGTTGCCTTATAACCGGCACCTGTATTTTTTGACCAATCGCTTTCATCACCGTTTACAAAAACAGAAAATCCATTTTTAGCAACGATAGTTTCGTATGCGATTTCGTTAGTTAATGTATCGTCATGTGTGGCAACACCAGTAACATCAAAAGTGCCTACAGGTAATTGACCTTGTAAAGCAAAAATGTTGTTATCTGTTTCAATAGTGTGATCTACTGAACCTGACCAATTCATAACACCTACATCAATAGAATGCTTAAGTTGTAGTGTAGCAAAATCAGTTACGTCTGATGAACTATCTGTAAATTTAAATCTAGCAGATGTGTTCTTCCAAGTTGCCATAATAGATTCGCCATCATCGCTTGGATTTGCTAGTGTATCAGCACCAACAACTTCTAATCCACCACCAATGAATATATCACCTTGGTCTCCGTATGATAATGAACCCATTTCAGACTTTACACCTAATGCGTATTCGTCTAAGATAACTTGGTCATTTGTATTTGTTATTAAAGCTACAGAAGCGAATCCTACATCACTTGAAATATCTATATCAATGTCTTTTGTTGCGTAGATATTATCAGTTGTTGTATTTTTTTTGAAGTCAACTCCTACTGAGCCTGAGATTTCAGACTGTGCTTTAAATGAAAACAGCACTAAAGCTGCGATTAATAATAGTTTTTGCATATGCTCTCCTTACTATTGCATATCAGTATCGTCAATAATGTTCTGATTAATCGTTATATTTAGACGTACCGAATCACCTAGGAATATCAATTTATGTGAATAAATGTTACTAGGTTTTAAATTATTATAAATATCAATGTAAACAAATTTAAATATGGGCGTAAGAAAACTTACGAATATTTGAGGTAGATAATTAGCTAATTAAAAAATAGAGGAGAAAACCTATGGCATTTCAAGTATCACCAGGTGTTCTCGTACAGGAAAGAGATTTAACAAGAATCATTCCTGCCGTATCAACATCAATAGGTGCTTTTGCTGGCGAGTTCAGAAAAGGTCCAATTGACGAGATAATATCAATCTCTAGTGAACAAGAGTTGGTTGACACATTCGGAAAACCAGATTCAAATAACTTTGAGTCTTTCTTTTCGGCTGCAAACTTCCTATCATACTCTAACGCATTAAGAGTTGTACGAGCAACCCAAACAGGTTTACTCAATGCAAGTACCGGTGGAACTGGTATATTAATTGAGAATACCGAAGATTACCAAGACAATTATTCAACAGGTCAAGGCGCTGTTGGAAATTTCGCAGCTAGAACTGCTGGTGCATGGGGAAACAATTTACAAGTTTCTACATGTCCAAGTGCTACTGCTTATGAAGAAGTAGATAAAACAACTATAAACGACGCTTCAACTGCTGTTGGAGATACAACCATTACATTTACAAGTGGAACTGGTTTTAACGTTGGCGATCTCATCAACTTTGGTGAAGCTGGCGGGTACGAATATAGAATTACAGCTATATCAACAAATGATATAACTTTTGTAAGAAAAGAAACAGGTACAGGTGGTTTACATACTGCTGTTGCCGATGGTTCTAACGTAAGAAGAAGATGGAGATATTACGATCAAGTTGATGGTGCTCCAGGAACTTCAGCATACGTTTCAGACAGAAGCGGATCAAATGATGAATTACATGTTGTGGTTATTGACGAAGATGGTGGTATCTCAGGTACTCCAGGTGAAGTTATTGAAACTTTTTCTAAGTTATCAAAAGCTTCAGACGCAAAAACTCCACAAGGTGATTCAAACTACTATCCAGATGTAATCTACAATAAATCAAATTACATTTATTGGATGGATCACAATTCATCTGGTACAAACTGGGGTACAGCGGCTGCTGGATTAACTTTCACAGATGTTGCTACACCTACACTAGAGAGTATGTCTGCTGGTGCAGATGGTTCAACTGCTTCAACTGCTCAACTAAAAACTGCTTACGAAAAATTTGCAGATAGTGAAACAGTTGATGTTGGTTTAATCATAGCTGGTAAAGGCGACGCTACTCATATAGATAACCTAATCACAGTTGCTGAAGATAGAAAAGACGCTATCGTATTCTGTTCACCTGAAAGAGCAGATGTTGTGAATGTTGCAAACTCAACAACTCAAACATCTAACGTTAAATCTTTCTTTTCTGGAATCAGATCAAGTTCATATGTTGTATTTGACTCTGGTTACAAATACATGTACGACAGATACAATGACGTTTACAGATATGTACCACTAAACGGTGATATCGCTGGTTTAGCAGCTAGAACTGATTTAATCGCAGACAGTTGGTTCTCACCTGCTGGATTGAACAGAGGTATTATCAGAGGTGCAGTTAAACTTGCTTACAATCCTTCAAAAGCACAAAGAGATGAATTATATCCTGCAAGAGTTAATCCTGTAGTAACTATGCCTGGTCAAGGTACAGTACTATTTGGTGACAAAACAGGTCTTTCAACTCCGTCAGCATTTGACAGAATTAATGTAAGAAGACTGTTCATCACTTTAGAAAAGGCAGTATCAACTGCTTCTAAGTTCCAACTTTTTGAGTTCAATGATGAATTTACAAGAGCGAACTTTAGAAACATTGTAGAACCTTTCCTAAGAGAAGTACAAGGTCGAAGAGGTATCACAGACTTTTTAGTAGTGTGTGATGAAACTAACAACACAGGCGAAGTAATTGATAGAAATGAATTTTTAGCGGAGATTTTTGTAAAACCTGCTAGAAGTATTAACTTTATCACATTAAAATTCGTTGCAACTAGAACTGGTGTGGCTTTCGAAGAAGTCGCTGGTTAAGAATAGAGGAGAAATAAAATGGCAAACATTAATGATTTTAAATCTAAACTAGCTGGCGGTGGCGCAAGAGCCAATCAGTTTAAGGTTACAATGCCTTTTCCTGGTTACGCACAGTTAGGTGGAGAAATAGAAGAACTGGCTTTCTTAGCAAAAGCAACTTCTATCCCAGCAATGACAATTGGTACAATACCTGTAAACTTTAGAGGTAGACCAATTAAAATCGCAGGTGATAGAACTATTGCGAGTTGGTCCGTTACTTGTTACAATGACACAAACTTTAAATTAAGGGACGCTTTCGAAAGATGGCAGAATGGTATCAACAATATGACAGACAACGAGGGTTTAACTAACCCAGCTGACTATCAAGTTGATGCTTTTGTGGATCATTTAGACAGAAACGGTAACACAATTAAACCATATACTCTAAGAGGATTATTCCCAACAGATATTGGTGCTATTGCGTTAGACTATGACACAACGGATGCTATAGAAACATTTGACGTTACGTTTGAATATCAATACTTTGAAACAAGAACAACTACTTAATAGTTGGATAAGTATTAATAGGAGAAATTAGTTATGGCTGAATTATTTGGATTTTCTATTACACGGTCTAAGAAACAGACTGATCCAAAACAAAGCTTTACAACAACACAAGCGGATGACGGTACACAAACCGTCGCCGCTGGTGGTTATTTTGGTCAGTACCTTGATATGGAGGGTACTGCTAAAAGTGAAGCGGATTTAATTAGAAGATATAGAGAAATTGCGTTACACCCCGAGTGTGATATGGCAATTGAGGACATCATCAACGAAGCAGTAGTGTCTAACGAGCTAAAAGACGCTGTACGTGTAAACATCAGCAATCTACCATATGGTGCTGAAGTTAGACGAAGAGTTGAAGATGAATTTAAAGAGTGTTTAAGGTTAATGAACTTTAACACAAAAGGACATGACATCTTTAGAAGATGGTATGTTGACGGAAGACTTTACTTTCAAAAGATTATTGACAGAAACAACCCCAAAAACGGTATTACAGAATTAAAATACATTGATCCTAGAAAGATCAAAAAGATAAGAGAAGTTAGAAAGAAAAGACCTGAGGGTGCAGGTCCTAACATGTTGACAGTTGTTGATGAATTTGTTGAATATTATTTGTTTAATGAAAAAGGAGTTTCAGGTACTACATCAGGTACAGGTATTAAGATTGCACCGGACACAATAGCATTTTGTCCTTCAGGATTAATTGACCAAAATAAAAATATTGTTTTATCGTATTTACATAAAGCAATTAAACCTACTAATCAATTAAGAATGATTGAAGACTCGGCAGTTATATACAGAATTGCAAGAGCGCCTGAAAGAAGAATATTTAAGATTGATGTAGGTAATTTACCCAAAGCAAAAGCTGAACAATACTTACGAGATGTTATGGCAAGATATAGAAATAAACTTGTTTATGACGCCTCAACAGGAGAAATCAGAGATGACAGAAACTATATGTCAATGTTGGAAGATTTTTGGTT